ACAAGTATTAATACAATTAATGCAAATATTTTAGCAGCTAATAGTGTAATTGCAACTAAGACAACATATGCTAATTCAAATGTTGCTGCNTATTTGCCAACATATGCTGGTAATAGCAATGCTGCTTTCTTCACAGGGAATGGGTATTATCTAACTGGCATTACTATGGGAAGTTCAACTTATAGTAACACAGATGTTTCAGGATATCTACCAATATATTCTGGTAATAGTAATGCTGCTTTCTTTACAGGTAATGGTTATTATCTAACTGGTATTACTGGGGGAAGCTCAAATTATAGCAATAGTAATGTTGCTGCATATTTGGTAACTTATAACGGTAACCTATCTGCAGGAAATCTATCTTTAAGTAGTGGTGCTTCGGGAAATATCAGTGGTACTGGATATGTAATTGCTGGTAATATGATAGCAAATACAAACATGTATGCTAATAGTTACTATTGGTATAACAACAACGCACCACTAGCAACTACAATACCTGGTACATATTCTAATGCTAACGTAGCAAGTTATTTGCCAACTTACACAGGCAATGTCAATGTAGGTAATATACTTCTCACTGCAAATGGCAACATACTAGCAGGTACCAGCACTAATATGAATATACGCACATATGGTGTATATAACGTTCTTACTTTATATGGAATTGCAGGTGGATATAACAGTCCTCCTTATACTAACCAATCATTGACAGGTGGCAGTGGCAGTGGAATGCTCGCATCGTATAGTTCAACAGGCGGTTATATCACAACAATTACAGTAACTAATCCTGGTACTGGATATAAAAATGGTGATGTCTTAACTGTGCCAGGTGGTCTTGGTTCTACTGTTATTTTATCAAATTATAATCCTAACGTAGTCAGCAGCAAAGCATATTATTGGTCATTTAGTCAATACGATGGTAACGTAACTGTGCCAGGAAACATCGTAATGCCAAGTAACAGCTATGTTCTTGGTGATTTTACTAATAGTACATTTGCTTATAGAACTGCATTTCAAACTCTGACAGCTAATAGTACAACTGGCATCTATGCTCTTCCAAGTGGAACTAGCACTGGTGCAAGTTGGCAAGCATTAAACAGTTCAAATGCAAATAACGCCAGTAAGATCTTTATGGCCACTAATGCTAATACTGATGTACAGTTAGGCAGTGGTATTAATGGCAGTGGCGTTTATCTACCATTAAGTTTTTATAATAGCAATGCTGCACAAATGGTTATCTATCCAAACGGTAACGTATATATGAGCAATGCTAATCCAATTACTACCACCGGTAATATATCAGCCAATTACTTTGTTGGTAATGGATCGGCATTGGTAGGTATTCAAGCAAACTTACAATCTGGAAATATCTACGGTACAAGTAGTAATGTTACTTTAGTTGCTGGTAGTTATTCTTTCCTCTTTGATAATACAGGCAACTTAACTATTCCTACAAATGGTAATATACAATTACCAAATGCAAACTCTGTAATCAATATGTCTGGCAACATCAACGCAGGCAATGTTATAGTAACTGGAGCAAGTGGACCTAGAACACGTTTCTTATGGGATACTTGGCAAGCTAATTCTAATGCATCTGTGTCTTCCTTCAGTCCTGCTGGAACAGTTGGCGGGTATGCTTCATGGGATCCATCACAAGTAAATGGATTAAAACTAACTCCAAATTCTAACTCAGTGAATGGTTACATCAACTGGAATAGTGGTACAGTCAACTATAACTATGATATGACTATAACTGCTAGTTTGGGTGCTGGCGGCGGCACTGGTGCAGACGGACAATGGATTTATTTTGGAGCAAACGCAGCGGCACAGTCTAATCCCAACACTAATAATACATCTGGTGGTATAGCAGTTATGAATCACTTTTATAGCAGTGCTAACCAATTTGAAGTATATGTTGCTGGTACACAATACAATATTCCTTATACTGGCAGCGGCAACTATATAACATCCGGTGTTACTCTTTGGAATGCCAGTTACAATAGTTTCTATAATATGACGGTGATGATACGTCGAATACAAAATGGCAATCGTATGTTAGAGGTATATCTAAACGATATATATCAAGGATCGGTAAACATATCCAGCTGGACCCCAGCAGGTAACTATTTTGGAGTAGGCGGATATACCAGCGGCAGCAATGCTAATCTTTGGGTACGTCAAATTCGGATTGATTGGTAACATGATTATATCGGGGCTAACTCTTGCTAATGTTGGATATGTCGTTGACAATAAGCCTGGATTGGCTGGCAGTTTAGCGTTTAATGGCGGCTCAAATGGAAGTGGCTCATTCTTGAGTTTAAGTCCTGGATTTACCATGGGCAGCGGAGCATATACTATAGAAGGTTGGATATACTTGCCTAACTTTACCAGCGCCTATGGTATTTTAGGAAACTTTAATACCCCTAACGGGCCAATGAGTTTATTTGTTACAAACTCAACTACTTTTAGCACAGACTCATATGGCGGTGGCGGTGCTTTTAGTTACACAGTTCCTACCATGAGTGCTAACACTTGGTATTATTTCGCACTGACAAGAAACGGTAGTAGCCAATCTACCTTATTCCTTGGAAAAACTCCAGGAGGCTCTGCTGCTAGAAGTTCTACCGGCATTGTCACAGATGCTATTAACTATAATTCAGGTGGCGGCAATATATTGAATATTGGTACTTATTATGGTCAAAACTGGCCTGCTGGCGGATATATGACCAATTTGAGAGTTGTGACTGGATCTAATGTTTATGATCCTACACTAACAAGTATTTCAGTACCAAGTGCTGCACTAACAACAGTTACAAATACAAAATATTTAATGCTAGGAAACTCTATTACTACAGATGCATCTGGTATACAAACAGTTACTTCACACGGAACTATAACACAAAGTTCATCAGTCAAACCGTTTTAAGGATTAATAATGTCATTTACTATACCAAACGGGTGGAATATTAGTGGTAACTGGAATATGAAAAGTTATGATGCTATCATAAGCGATAGTTTATTATATAATCTTGATATGCAGAACTATTCAGCAGCCGCAACAACTTGGACAGATAGTAGCAGTAATGGTTATGTTTTTACTTTTTATACTGGTGTTGGTGGTGTAACTCCTACTGCACCTAGTACTACTGGTGTTGGTACCAATCAAGCATATTTTACAACTTCTGGTACTAGTTGGGCAAGAGCACCTAGTGCTATAATGAATGCCAGTGTTAGCTATAGTAAAGGTGCTGTAATTCGCGGACACAATACAAGTCTTGCTCCGTTTGGTGCAGGTTATCTGCAATGCACTGTTGAAGCTAGAGACACAACCTGGTTCAACAACGGTCAAAACATCTTCTGTGCTGGTAATCATTATATTTCTACTTACACTGACGTAGCTCAAAATGTAGGAACTGAAAGCCTTAACACTTGGTATTATGTTAGTGTTTCATTTGATACTGGCACCGGGTGGAAATTATATGTAAATGGCGTTCTGTCCGGTGTTAGTGCCACTGTTGCAGTTGGTCAAAATCCTACTACACCGGTTATTGCTGCTACACAAACATCACCTGGATTTGTTGGTGATATAGCAGCAGCACACTGTTATAAAAGAGCACTTACACCTATTGAACATTATCAAAATGCCAGCTATTGGCTAACTAGATACAACGGTTCAGCCCCTGCATAACTTGTGGTAGTTTAAACATTGATATGATCAATGACGACATGGTGCATTTTACAATTGGTGGAACGGTTACAGTAGTATTAGGTAATATTGTTCCTGGCAAAATAGTAACAGTGATGGCAACAAATACTTCTGGCGTTAGCAACAGAACATTGAATCTTGGTGTGACTCAAAATAATACAAGTGGTTCTAATACTTCATTTTCAGTTGGTACTAATAGAACAAGTCAGATAAAATACAGTAGTTTTGGTACAGCTAACTCTGCGGTATATGCAAGCACCACATAAATATATTTGTTCGAATGAACTCTCGGAGCAAGCCACTTCGGGCGACATAGAACGTCGCAATTTAAAGGAATAAAATAAATGGCAAAGTTTAAAATTCAGAAATCATCTACAGTAAACCAGTATTTTGACACTAACAATGTTGTTGGTGGTACTGGTGGTCTTACTTCAATTTCAGGCGGCGGAACACAAGTTCGCCCAAACGTATTCGTTGCTGGCAGTTCAGCTGGTGCCGGTAGCATTTTAGCACAAAAAGGTGCAGCAAAGTTCTTAGTACAAGATGGATCAAATTTCAAAGGTCAATGCACTTTAGTTAATCTACCTCAGGCTAACTTAGCAGCAGGTCAGATGAATATTGCAATCGATACTGCTTCATTTACTGGTAATGCAAATTCATATGTTGGAGGAGCAACAACTTACGCATATATTACATTTGCAACTAGCACACTTGTTGGTCCAGCAACTCCAACTGTTGGTCAGTTCATTCGTGGAGCAGGTATCACTTCAACTGGTATTACTGGCAATGTCACAGTTACTAGCTATGCAGTGTCAAATGGTTTAGCAAATGCTAACGTATCATTTAGTAGTCAGACTATTTCTAATGTTGCAGCTTCAACTTTCTATGTTGCCAGCTACGCTTCAAACTTAACTAACAAGTTTGTAACTGATTTCAGTAATAACAGATATCTATGGACATTTAACAATCCAACTAGTACAACTGTTCGTATCCCTGGAGCTTAATAGTTTATTTCAAGAGGCTGACAATGTTCAGCCTCTTGTCACGACTATAAATACATTATAATTGGAAGTTAGAATGGCTAGCATTAAAAGAGTTACTGGTAATTATGACATCTACGCTAATGTATTAACTATACATGGCAATTTACAGGTTGCGGGCACCACAACAACAGTTAATACCGAAATCATCAATCAAGATGAAACTATTACTGGTAATTTAACTGTTAATGGGCCTCTGTATGCCAGTGGTTCAAAAGGAACAAACAACCAAGTATTAACTTCTAATAGCAATGGCGTATTTTGGGGAGCATCTGGCGGAACAGCATCAGCTGGCGGCAGCACAAATAATATTCAGTTTAATAATTCTACTATCCTAGCTGGTAGCAACAATTTTAATTACTTTGTTGCCAATGGCAATGTTCAAATTGGCACAACATTAATTTCTAATATTAATATTATTTCTACTTCATCTGGAGATTTAACATTAAATGCAGCTGGTGTAGGAACTACATATCTTAAAGATGTTCTTAAGATGGATTATCAAACAGGATCAACTCCTACTAATGTAGCTAGTACTGTACAGCTACTTGCTAATACCCCAGGATCTGGTGGTAGCGGACTATTTGTTGTAAATAGTAACACATCAGATGAATTAGCAACTAAGGCTAAAGCTTTAGTTTACTCAATAATTTTTGGTTAAGGAAATAAAAAATGGCAATTTTAAATACAGTTCTAACTACTACACCAACAGCAGTTTATACAAGCTCTGGATCTACAGTAGTTAATCTGTTGTATTTCTGCAATACTAGCGGAACAACTAAAACTGTTAATCTATATCTTGTTCCCAGTGCTGCTGGTGCTGCTTATGCAAATAATCAAGTATATAGTAACTATGCTATAACTTCTTCGGATACACTAGTAGTAGCAAGCGAAAAAATGATTTTAAGCAACGGTGATGCTATCTATGCTAATGCTAACGCTAATACTTCGATCACTACAACTGTAGGATACATTACACTCTAATGGCTAACTTACTTAAAAACAATGCGATTAAGACAGGAAGTTCAGCAATTCAGATTCCATCTGGCGCTACTGCTGATAGACCCAGCAATCCTATTAATGGGCAAATGAGATATAATACTGATCTCAGTCGTTTTGAAATTTATTATAATGCTTGGAAGCAGTTGGCTATTATTGGAACAGTTAATATAATTAAAGATACATTTACCGGCGATGGAGTTACAACTACATTTTCATTAACTCAAACTCCTATATCAACTCAAACTATTATCGTGTTTGTTGGTAACGTAAATCAAAATCCGGATGATGCATATAGTTTAACAGGAAATCAAATTACATTCTACAATGCTCCTCCAAGTGGGCAAAGTGTAATTGTATTTCATAATTTTGCCTCAACTGACGCAAACTAATTTTACAACTTCCGATAGCCATAAATAATATAAACTAGGAATATTCATGAGCGTATTGGGAAAAGTTGCCGGTACCATGCTAAAAGACAATCTTGCTCGTAACGGGGTTGATCTTGTAGTAGATGGCAATTTAATGTATTTCGATGTAAGCAATCGTCGTGTTGGTATTAATACAACTTTACCTGGCAATACATTAACGGTTAATGGTTCAGCTACTATTAACACTTTATACGCCAATAACTTTTATTTTGGTAATGGTACTCCATTTACTAGTGGTAGCGGTGGATCATCAACATATTCTAATTCAAATGTTGCTAGTTATTTGGCAGCAGGAATTGATTCTACAATACTTGCGATCAATGCAAATATTTCTTCTGCTAATAGCGTGATTTCTAGTCACACAACAAGTATTAATACAATTAATGCAAATGTGATAGCAGCCAATGGTGTAATTTCTGGACATACAACAAGTATTAGTACTATCAATGGTAATATTACTGCTGCTAATTTATCGATATCAACACTACAGTCAAATGTTGGTGCATATGAGTCATTTGCTAATATTTGGTTAGGTAACTTACAGACAAATGTCAGCACTATTAATGCTAATATTGCTGCTGCAAATGCAGCAATTGCTGGTATTCAAACAGGTAGTGGATTTGCAACAGTAGTTCAATTGGCAGCTAATATGTCTGCTGCTAACTCAGCAATATCAACACTACAGTCAAATGTTGGTGCATATGAGTCATTTGCTAATATTTGGTTAGGTAATTTACAGACAAATGTCAGTACTATCAATAGTAATATTACTGCCGCTAACAGTGTAATTTCTGGACATACGACAAGTATTAATTCAATTAATGCAAATATAGTAGCAGCTAATTTATCAATATCAACACTACAATCAAATGTTGGTGCATATGAGTCATTTGCTAATATTTGGTTAGGTAACTTACAGACAAATGTCAGCACTATTAATGCTAATATAGTAGCAGCTAATTTATCAATATCAACACTACAATCAAATGTTGGTGCATATGAGTCATTTGCTAATATTTGGTTAGGTAACTTACAGACAAATGTCAGCACTATCAATAGTAATATTACTGCCGCCAATAGTGTAATTTCTAGTCAGACAACAAGTATTAATTCAATTAATGCAAATATAGTAGCAGCTAATTTAGCAATTTCAACTCTTCAAAGTCAAATTTATAGCAATAGTAATGTTGCTGCTTATTTGCCAACATATACCGGCAACATATTAGCTGGCAATATTAGTGTATTTGGTAATTTAACAGTTACTGGGAATATCACAAGTGTAAATTACGAAACAATAACACAGACTGAATATGCTAATAATATTGTTCTAACAGGAAATTTAAAAGCTGGAAATCTTAATGCAGTAACAGCAGTTTATAGTAACAATTATTATTATGCAAATGGTGTTGCATTTACCAGTGGCGGCAGTAGTAATTATGGCAATACACAAGTAGCTGCTTATCTATCTGCTTCGGGCATATCAGGAACCGTTGTTACATCTGACCAATTTACAGGCGACGGTTCAACTGCAACATTTACGCTATCGCAGTCGACTACAACTGCTGGTGCAGTAATAATGGTCAATGGTCTTGTGCAGATTCCAACCGTAAGCTATACAGTATCGGGCAATCAATTAACATTATCTGAGGCGCCGACTTCAACTGATATCATTGATGCAAGGACTATTGTTGCAGCAGCCAGTGCTAGTAATTATGGTAATGCTAATGTTGCTAGTTACTTGCCAACATATGCTGGTAATTTAACTGCTGGTAATGCATACATTACCAACAATGTTGGCGTTGGTACTACATCGCCGAGTTCAAAATTAACTGTTGCAGGCGTGGTTGAATCAACTTCAGGTGGATTTAAATTTCCTGATGGTACAACGCAAACAACAAAAGCTACTAGTAGCAACGGTACAGTTACTTCAATTGCGACTGGTACAGGATTAACCGGCGGAACCATCACAACGAGTGGCACTATCTCACTCGTAACAACAGCTGGTGCAGTTGGAACTTATGGTTTTTTGCTTGAAGCATCTGGCGCATCGCTAGGACCGGGAGCAACAAAAGCAGGATCGGATCTTTATTGGTCAGCTGTAGCAGGGACTGGAGGTACTGGTATTTCGACGTCAGGAACTTGGCAACTTATGGGGGAATCATTTCATACTTGTTGCTCTTTCGGGCCTCCCATTTCTCTTTGGATTAGAATAGCTTAAGGAAAAAAATAATGAGTGAAGTTGAATATATTAAAAATCCAGTGTATGCAAGCGAAGACGGAAAGGTCATTGATTGCATCGTTAAATTTTCTACTGTTGCTGTGGAGCTACCATTTACTGCCAGTGCTAATGATATTGAACCGCACGGTGTTGCTATCTATGAATCTATTTTAGCTAATTCAGCAGGACCAATTGGTGTGTATGTACCAAGAGTATCAGCAAATACAGCCAGCTCCGGTAACAATAGCGGACCAAAAGTAATTTAATAATGCTGCAATTGACGCCACTACAACTTGGTAAGTTAAATGGCACTGTTTTTGATTTTCCCGAAATCAATGACACACTTGCAATGCACAAACATACTGAAACAGATGTACATATAACAATTGTTGCTAGAGGTTCTTTTCGAGTGCATGGTGAAGGTTATGATATAATTTCAAAAGCTGGTGATGTATTAGATTGGGATGCTAATCAGCTACACGAATTTATTGCATTAGAGCCTAATTCAAGAATAGTAAATATCATAAAAGGTTAGTACAGAAAAATGACTTACGGTTGCCGGAAAGTAGATAATTCTCAATCTGTGTTCATGTTTCTAATTAATAAATATTAATAAGCCAAGGGTTATTATGACTTATAATATTTCAGTTACTAACGGTTCTCCTATTGCTATAGCTACTGGTGTCTCAGATACTAGTACAAGCTTGACATTAGTTGGAAAGAATGTTCCAAATTACGGGCAGTTGATTGCACAAGATCTTGTAAATCTAATGCAAAATTTTGCAGGAACAACTCAGCCAAATGGTGTTGTAACTGGACAACTTTGGTATGATACAACTGCAAATACATTAAAGTCTTATAACGGCAGCACCTTTGATAGAATAGCTAATATTATAGTCGGGGTTCCAACCCCAACTGGTCATAATCCAGGTGATTTATGGTGGGATACAACTAATGTTCAATTGAAAGTTTATAGCGGAAGTACTTGGGTCGTTATTGGACCAGCTGTTGCTGCTACTTCACCAATTGTATATGATACTATCTCAGATAATACTAATACAGCACATCAAGTGGCTAGAATTGTTGTAGATGGTGTTAATGTTGCTGTACTCAGCAGCCAAACTTTCACTGCAAAAACAACTTATGCAGGTTTAACTAATATAGTAACGGGTATGACTATAGTAGCAGGTCAATTTGTTGGTGGCTTATCAGGTAATGCAACATCAGCTACAACTGCTGGATCTGCAACATCAGCTACTTCTGCTACAACAGCTAGTGCAGCAACTTATGTTACTAATTTATCTGCTGCAAATGTACAAGCAGTAATTGGGTCAGTTTCTACAGCAAGCTTCCCAATTCTTAATCAAAACACAACTGGTACTGCTAATACAGCAACTACAGCAAAGTACGCTGACTTAGCAGAATATTATACTAGCGATGCAGATTATGCTCCAGGTACAGTTGTTATGATTGGCGGAGACGCTGAAGTTACTGCTGCTAATTTAGTAGGAACTACCATGGTAATGGGTGTTGTTTCAACTAACCCGGCGTATTTGATGAATGATAATTGTGATAGTCCTCGTGTTGCAGTAGCTTTAGTAGGTCGTGTTCCATGTAAAGTTATGGGAAATATACGCAGGGGTGATTTATTAACAGCAAGTGACATTCCCGGTGTTGCTATTTCTATTGCTTCTCCAACTCCGGGTAGCATAATTGGTAAAGCTTTGGAAAACTATAACTCAGTTGAAGTTGGAAATATTGAGATCATAGTTGGAAAACATTAAATATAAATACTAATAACGGGAATGTACGATGGCCTACAGTTCAGGTGGATTAATTCAAGCTACAGATTATAACGGATTCGCATCCAGTGTTAATACATTGTGGGGTACTGGATCCGGTAATAGTGGCTATGGACAAAGCTCAACTGTGCCAACTGTTGCTGCTAGTAATACTGTAACTGCAACACAATGGGCTACATTAATTGCTCGTATGCAGAGTATACAACAGCATCAAGCAAATAATACAACGGGTGTTCCTGGACAGCCAACTGCTGGCGGTGTTATCACTTATCTAAGCACTGTAAGCACTTGTATCTCAACTATTACAACTAATAGACTTGTAACTTATGCTTATGGAACTCCTATTACATTGAATAATACCAATGCAACTGGATGGGTTACTTCAGCAACTAAAACTTATACTTTTACTTTTGCCTCAGCAGATCAAGCACGGTATCTCTTTAATTGCGGTGGATATGTGTCACTCAATCCCGGTGGCACTAGCCTAACAGGTAACAGTAAAAGTACATATTGGAATAGCTTTTTAAATAGTGGGTTTGCTTATTTTAATTTGTTTGCTGGTTATTGCACTCGCGGCGGCACTGGCTATACCCAAAATACTCTATTAGGCTCTCAAGGCTTTTATAATTTAACCACCACTCCAACAGTTTATCTACAACTTACTGATAGTCCAAGCAGTGCAGACTATACTAGCAATTATCTACAAGTACTTTGCAGTGTTAATGCAGGCGGAACGGTTGTAACAATTACATTGTATGCGGTTGATGCTGCTGCTGATACTTTCGATGATACTGTTAGTGGAACATTTGGCACCACTGGATATATTGGCCTTCCAGAAACAACTTATATTACCAATACTTGGGGCACTCCGACAATTGCTAATACCGTCAATACACAAAGTTAATTGACAACAGTTCAATTCCTGCTATAATTATTAGATGGATACTGAATCATTACGTGTTGCTGCACGACTGGCATATGATCGTGAATTAGCCAAACAAAATCTTGAAGTTGCAATGACCAGCAGGCTAACTGTTGTGCATAACAATGGTGTTTTCACTGTGACTAAAGAACAGATTAACTTTTTGAATCTATTAGGTTCGCAGGATGTTGTGCTGCTGGACGAACATAAGATTCCCATTATGGTAAATGCTCATGAGCTACTGTCAATTATGTTCCAACGCTATCACGAAGTAATGAATGAATGGTATACGCAATATAATGAACAAGCAAAAATACGATCAGCTAAACAACTCTAAGGGTTGTTTAATTACAGCTTTTGATACTGATGAATACAGCTATTCAACATTAGCTGTTGCTGCGGCTGATCGTGTAGTTAAACATTTAAACATATCCGTTACTATAATCACTGACAAATCAATTGACACAGAACACGCACAACTGATAGTTGATCGTCCTAAAAATAATCCTCGTTATCCAATGGGAAAACCGCCGAGCGATTGGTATAATTTAATTAGAACCAGTTTATATGACTTATCACCATATGATCGTACAGTTGTAATAGACTGTGATCTTATGCTCTCAACCGACAATTTAAAACCTTATGTAGATTCAACAGCAGACTTTCTAATTGCTGGCAATATATATGATCCCAAGCAAGGATTGCCCACATATCAATTACAGGTTGGGCGTAGTCAAATTGCTATGAACTGGGCTACCATTATGATCTTCAATAAGTCAGAAGAAGCCAACGCAATATTTGAAATGGCCAAGTTGATACAGAACAATTATGGATATTACAGTAATCTGTATGGATTTCTTCCCAGTCCAATACGCAATGATTATCTATTCAGTATCGCTTGTCATTTAATTGGAGGCTATGGATTGAAATCCTACACAATAAATCTACCCTTAGTTAATTGTAATAAACAAGTTGAATACAAATCATTTGATAACGATCAACTGACATATCAATACGTAGATGATAAAATCTATCTTAATAAAATTAAAAATATGGATCTGCATCTTATGAACAAGGATCAACTATGAACGCAGGATATGTTTGCATAGTACAGAATAGCGATGTTGATTATCTAAAACTTGCTTATCTGCAGGCATTGAGCTGTCAGCTAACACAAAGCAAAGTTAAATCATTCAGTATCATAACGGACTCAGCTACTGCTGATCTTATAACTGATCAACAGCGAGCAGTATTTGATCAAGTTATTGTTATGAACACAGATCTTGCCACTGGCACAATTAAACAACAAAATGAATCGCAGGTATTTCGTCTAAGTCCTTACAAGCGTACTATTAAAACAGAAGCTGATATGTTATTCACTGCTGACTATAGTTGGCTATGGGATGTTTATAATCCTTATACTATGCTATTCACACAGACAGTTTATACATACGATCATAAGAAGATTACAAGTCGCAGTCAGCGTAAGATATTTGACGAGAACCTGCTGCCTAATATCTATAGTGGGTGGACTTATTTTACCTTTGATAGAGAATCTAAAAAGTTTTACGATACGATGCAGACAATCATTGCAGATTGGACATGGTACAGAGATCAGCATCTTGTCAATTGCAGATATGATACTCCACGCACAGATGAAGTATATGCATTGGCTGCTAAGATTCTAAACATTCCACTGATTGATATTGGATGGGGGTTTGTACATATGAAACCAGAATTGCAAAATCTACATCGTGATACTGAATGGACTGAGCAATTAAATATTGAAATACACGATGACTTTTGTCCATCAATTGGGTTCTTTAGACAAACACGCCCATTACATTATCAAATAAAGTCATTTGCAACAGACGAGATTATTGAAAAATATGAACGAGCTATCATACGATAAAGAATGGTTAGAAGAATTTGAGCGAGAGTTAGCCAAACAAACTATTCCCTGTGTTGAATACACGCCACCACCAGAACAACCAAAACCCATTTCAACAATAACACAGAACATCTTGACAGAGGGTGGTAATATGTACTATACTCTAAAGGATGATTGTCAGTTTGCAGTGACTGCTGATCATCCACGAGCTAAAGGTTGGAGAAATGGTTGAACTTGTAGATGTAGCAGAATTAGATTGCATATATCTAACCTATGATGAACCAAATGCTGATGAATTCTGGGCTAAAATTAAAGCTCATGCACCTTGGGCTAAACGAGTACATGGTGTAAAAGGCAGCGATGCTGCTCATAAAGCTGCTGCTGCCGCAAGTGATACCGAACGATTTATTCTTATCGATGGTGATAATCTTCCAAACTTTGCCTTCTTCAACGAACAGCTACGCATAGATCAGTCCAATGATAGCTGTGTATTCCGCTGGCGTGCTCTTAATAACATCAATGGTCTGTCATATGGTAATGGCGGTATTAGCAGTTGGACTAAGACATATGTTGAAAATATGCGTAGTCACGAAGCAACAGATGGCAGTGATACAACTACGGTAGAGTTTTGCTTTGATACACGATATTGGGCCATGCATGATATGTATAGCACAACTTATCCCAATCAAAGCAAATATCATGCATGGCGAGCAGGATTTAGAGAAGGTGTTAAGATGTGCTTGGATCAAGGACGCAGACTAACTCCTATAGAATTTGAATCTGCTTGGCATGGTAACCGTCGTAATCTCGAAATTTGGTGCAGCGTTGGCAATGATGTTGATTATGGTGATTGGGCCATAATGGGTGCTAGGTATGGTGCATGGAAGGTCATGTTTGATAACGACTGGGACCATACTGAAGTTAGAGATTTTGATAAGCTGACAGAAATTTATGAAAACTTCAATGACTCGCACATTGAAGATTATACATCAACATTAACAAACAGACTTGGCCTTAATATAATACATTTGAGCTCAAAACAAAGTGCATGGTTTAAGGCACATCAAACAGCTTATAAGAATATAGATATAATGCTACCAGAAAGAGATTATGACAGAGTTATCAACGACGCCGCTAGACAACGCTGGCGATAAGAATACTGTTAATACCGACGGCACATTAAACAGCGGCTTTATGAGCAGTGCTGAAGAGATGCGAGCAAAACTTGGACCATCATTGTGTCTTGCCAAGTGGCAACAGACAAGCTTACACTTAACTACAGGCCATACCAACAGTTGTTACCATCCACCCTTACACAAGATTGAGGAGAAAGACCTTGAGAGTAACCCCAGTTCGCTACATAACACCAATCACAAGAAGACCCAAAGACAGCGGATGTTACGGGGAGAGAAGCCAGAAGAATGTTCATATTGCTGGCGTGCTGAAGCCACTGGAAACTTATCAGATAGACACTATCGGTCAGGGGAGCCCTGGGCGGCTGAGAGATTTGATGAGATTTTGGTTCAAGATCCCCTAACATGGAATGTGAATCCTGCTTATGTCGAAGTTAATTTTAGTAATGTCTGTAATCTTAGGTGCAGTTATTGTAGTCCTCAATTTAGTAGTACTTGGGCGCAAGAGGTCGCTAGATTCGGGGCCTATCCAACAAAAAATAAGCACAATGATCCTAGTCATTTTGATAATGATCGTGCTGTCATTCCCAATCGCACTTCTAACCCATATCTAGAAGCATTTTGGCGTTGGTGGCCTGAACTATATCCTCAGCTTAAACATTTCCGTATGACTGGTGGTGAACCGACTATGGATAAGAATACCTATCGTGTGTTTGATTATGTGTTAGCCAACCCCAAACCTGATCTGCATCTTAATACAACCAGTAACTTCAGTCAGCAGCCTGTAGTGTTTGACAAGTATTTAGATTATGTTAAGCGACTATGCCAAGGTGAAAACATCGAACACTTTATGCAGTTCGTCAGTTTAGATACATGGGGCAGTCAAGCAGAGTATATTCGTGATGGCATGGACTTTGATCTAGTACAGGAAAATGTTGAGAGATTTCTAACTGAAATTCCTTATCGCAATAGTTTGACATTCATTGTTACAATGAGTAATCTGGCTATTCCTAATGTGCATAGGTTATTGCAATGGATCTTAGACCTACGTAAGCGGCATAGCACAACATATCAACGTGTGTGGTTTGATACACCTGTACTACGTGAACCAATATGGCAAACTCCAATTGGTATGCCTGCTGCTTATCAACATAGATTGAAGAACACTGTTGAATGGATGAAGACAGTACCGGAAACAAATGACACAAGGTTCAACGGTTTTAAGGATTATGAAGTACAGCGACTACAACGTATAGTTGATCAGATGAATCCTAAAACAACCAAGTTTGATAATTCAACGAAAGCAGACTTCTATAAGTTCTTTAAGGAACATGATCTTCGTCGAGGCACTAATTTTCTTTTAACTTTTCCTGAGATGGGGGAATGGTATGATGAATGTAAGTATTGGGCTGACAACGATCCTCAGTCCAATGGCTCTTCATCACGTTCTTAAATGTTTCCATATCCACTGCTTTAGGTGCACAGGTACCGCAATCACATTTGGTGTTAATGCATTTGATTACAGGCATTGTTTTTGTTTCTAACATATGTCTGTGATTATCAATTATCTGTTGTGTATTATTTAGGTAACCAACTGGTTCAACTATATTATTCAAACTGATACGACAGTCTTTGTTATTATAGATTTCACCTGTGTGCTGATTGATATGTAGAAAATACCAATTGACACTACAGTACCAATCAGTAAAATTATCACGTGGAATAACACTCACACGATTTTTAAAGTCTTGATTAATACATAAACTACGACCGCCGCAGCAAGCACGACCTTGTGTATGTGCTTGATTGCTATCACCAATAGTTACTGAATTCTCCAACAAAGTTTTTCCTTCATTAACACTGTTATCAATCCAATATGTTTTAATAAACTGCATCTGCTGGTCAGTATAACTCCAAGACGAATCTTTATTGTCTAATGCTTTAGCAGTGTATCTGATATCATGCTGCTTACAAAAATCCACTGCACTCATTGATATATCCCATTGATGTGGATTCATCATAATAACACATCTGACTGGCTTACCCGAATCATGTAAGAATTTTAGATTTTTAAGTGCAAGATCACGCTGTTTGGGTAAGCTAACACTATGAAAACTCACAGTCCAATCATCAACATAATCCAATACACGACTTAGTGTGTTAATACCAACTACAGCATTGGTAGTTACTTGCACAGTCAAGGGCCATTTATCTTTATATTCATCATGTTTAATTCTAACTTCTTTAAGAATTTCAACAATGTTGGGGTGTATCATACTTTCCCCGCCATACACATTGAGTACTAATCCTTTTTGCCATTTACGCTTATATTGCATATAAAGATCAACATATTCATAAATGAATTTGATTGTTTTAACACTATCTTCTAATGTTGGGTGAGCACTGTGATTGTCATGACTATAAGCATCGCAGTAAGCACAGTTCAAATTACAGTATTTGGTAGTCATCCAATCAACTAAAAAAGTAGGTTTGGTATAACTTGCAGGAGCTGGATCAACTGAGCGTATCTGTTGCATAGGGTACTTATAAGTATTTGACTTAGTACTTTGGAATTTGCTATACTGTAATATCATGAAAAGTAAACTACCATCTGAATCATTTCTAGAATATAAACAGCGTGTATTAGACACAAAGTCAGAATCATTCTGCGGCGCCAAATGGTATAATGCAACTATTTGGCTAGGTAGCGGCATGACTACCAGCTGTCATCATCCTCTTCCGCACCAAGTTTCTGTAGAAGAAGTTGTTGCTAATCCAATGGCATTACATAATACGTCACAAAAGAAAATGGAACGTCTTATGATGCAAAAAGGTCAACGACCATCTGGCTGTGAATACTGTTGGAAGATTGAAGATAGTAGTTCAACAGCTATCAGTGACAGACCTTATAAAAGTATGATATATACTGAAGAGGAACTTAACTTTGCATACGCATTGCCCAGTACTACAGATGTCAATTTAAGAACTTTAGAAATTGCATTTGATCGTACTTGCAATTTTGCATGTAGCTATTGTAACCCTGCTTTCTCAACAACTTGGGCAAAGGATATAAAACAGAATGGACCTTACACAGATCTTACTAGCGATGGTCGTGGTCATTTTATTCATGATCATGGCAATAGCCAACTTTTTAAGGTGGGCGAAACTAATCCATATGGAGAGGCGTTCTTTGCATGGTGGGAGTCAGACCTCAAAAATACCCTCCAGGAGCTACGGGTAACTGGCGGCGAACCATTAATGTCAGCAGACTTTTGGCGTCTGCTAAATTGGTTTAAAGATAATAAAAGTAATGTTAAGCTTGCTATCAACAGCAATCTTGGAGCAAAGCAAGATCTAATCAATGATCTTATTGCAAATAGTCATGACATTCCTCATGTTGAACTTTATACAAGTGGTGAAGCAACAGGCACAGCAGCTGAATATATTCGTGATGGATTAGTTTGGCGTGATTGGTGCGATAACTTTACCAGACTCATCGAAGAAGGCAACTTCAAACAACTACATGTTATGGCAACTGTTAATGCTCTATGTTTAACTAGCATTGTAGAATTTCTAGATTATCTAATGTTGATTAAAGAAGGATATGGCAGAAATATTTTAACCTTCACATTAAACATTTTGAGATTTCCATCATTTCAAAGTCCACTGGTATTGCCATTGGAATATAGAAAAACTATTATATCAAAACTCAAACAATGGTATCTGAAGAATGGCGAAAGTAGTTTATTACATGACATGGAACGTGAACATGTACTTCGTCTAATAACTTATTTGAGTTCAGTTGAATCGCCACATGCAGGTGCAAGTCCCATTGCAGAACTTGAAAGAGACTTTAAGAATTTCTATACACAGTATGATCAAAGACGAAATAAAGATTTTGTGAAAACATTTCCCGAACTTGAAAAATGGTATAAGGAAATATAAATGGCTTATGAATACGGTAAGAAACAATTAGTACAACAAACTGAACTAACTGATAAACATAAAGATTTACTTTTTAATAATAAAAGTTTCTGTATGTTACCGTGGATGCATATTCATGCTTTTCCAGGAGGAGAAGCATATCCCTGTTGTATGACTGAAATGAAAGATACAATTGGCACAACAAAAATCAACAGCATTGCAGAAATTTGGAATGATGCTCCTATGCGAGATATCAGAACTAAGATGCTACAAAATGAACAAGTAGAAGGATGTAAGCGTTGCTATGAACAAGAAGATTCGGGCTTTTTTAGTATGCGTCTCAGCAGCAATAAACACTTTGGTCATAACATCACTTTTGTTGATGCTACTGATTCGAGTGGTTCCGCTCCTGTTAGATTAACTTATTGGGATATTAGATTCAGTAATCTCTGCAACCTAAGTTGTCGTAGTTGTGGTCATATATTTTCCAGTAACTGGTATGATGATCACGCTAAGATATATGAACTTGAAGGTGGCAAGGAACGTGCTGCTGAATGGAAGAAGAACAATCCGCGAATATACTTTGCGGGTCGTCAAACAAACGATGTTTATGAACAATTAGAAAGTCACATTGATGAACTAGAACAAGTTTATTTTGCAGGCGGCGAACCATTAATTATGGAAGAGCATTATCGTCTACTTAAGACTCTAGTAGAAAAGAAAATGACTCATGTTAAACTTGTTTATAATACCAACTTCACACAAATGCAATACAAGAAACTAAATGTTTTGGATCTGTGGCCGCAATTTGAAAGTGTTAATGTTGGAGCTAGTTTAGATGCAATGGGATCACTTGGTGAATATATGCGTAAAGGCACTGACTGGGCACAAGTAGAACGCAATAGAGAAATGATGTTGAAAAAATGTCCCGCTGTTGATTTCTATATCAGTCCTACGCTTAGTGTAATGAACGCATGGCATCTGCCAGAATTTCATCGCAATTGGGTCAACAAAGGATTTATTAAACCTCAGGATCTTAACGTAAACATATTACAAGATCCTCCTCATTATAGAATTGATGTATTACCTGTAACAGCCAAGAAAGAAATTCAAGAACTTTATCTTGAGCATATTCAATGGTTAAAGCCTCAAGATCCATTAACACGAGCAACTATAGGTTTTGAAAGTTCTATTAATCTTATGATGGCAAATGACAGAACAGATCTGCTGCCAACAACAAAAAAGAAGATTGCTATATTAGACACAGTCAGAAATGAAAGTGTAGCAGACATTATACCCAACCTATCGAGAATCTTAAATGAAATCTGAGAACCTTTGTATATTACCATGGATCAGCGTTGAAACTAGTCCTTTAGGTGAGATACGTCCCTGTTGTCTTGCGATGGATGCTATCACTGACAGTGATGGAACAGTACTACATCTTGAATCAACAACATTAACCGAAGCATACAATAGTGATTATATGCGTAATCTTCGTTGGAAGTTTCTTAAAGGTGAAAAGCCAGAAACATGTAATCGTTGTTGGGATGAAGAAGCAGCAGGGCGTACTAGTAAGCGTATGAACAGTAAAAAGAGATTAGGTAGTTTAGTTAAAGACATAGACTTTACTAATCTCAATAGTGAAAATTTAATATTTTTAGATTTGAAACTTGGCAACATTTGTAATTTGAAATGTCGTATTTGTGGAAGCTTTAGCAGCAGCAAGTGGGCACAGGAAGAATTAAACATATATGCTAAGAACGAAACAGCCAGATCAAATTTGAAACGTGGACGCTGGCCACGTGAATCTAAGGAATTTTGGAAAGATTTAGATTCAGTGTTAGCAGGTGTTCGTTATATGGAATTTACCGGCGGTGAACCTTTTCTCATTGATGAACACTTTGATCTGTTACAACGTGCAGTTGATATGGGATATGCTAAAAACATTGAGATACATTACAACAGCAATACTACACAAGTACCCCCACGTGGATTAGAATTATGGCCACACTTTAAAACAGTTGAGATTGCATTAAGTATTGATGATGTTGGCGCACGATTCGAATATCAACGATATGGTGCAAATTGGATTCAGGCACAGAAGAATCTAAATCGTTATTTTGAACTTAGAGAAAAGAATTCTAATATTGTTGTTCAATGTTGTTTGACAGTCAATGTTCAAAATATATATTACCTTGATGAATTAGTTGAATGGATTGCTGAACAATCATTTGATCATGTTCATTTTAATGTGCTGCATGATGTTTGGTATTTTAATGTACGTAATTTAAATCTTCATGCAAAGCATTTAGTTAATGAGAAGTTTAAAGATTTAACATTGCCTTATCAATACGACATTAATCGAGTTATTGAATTTATGAATCAAGGTGAAGGCAGCGATTGTACAAAGCTAATTCAAGTATTGAAACAAAGCGATCTTCAACGTAAGCAACAGTTTTCGGACAGTCACCCAGAGATGGCAGAGGCAATTGGGTATGAATGACTTCTGCCTTGCGCCATGGACACATACATATATCAGTCCTCAAGGAGAACGAAGACTCTGTTGTGCGTCAAGAGAGCCTGCTCAGAACTTTAAACAATATATTGATACAGATGTAGGCACAGGTAAGTTTACGCCACTTAGTCTTAAGTCATGGTGGAATGGCGAACACATCCGCGGCATCCGCAGTAAATGGCTGAAAGGCGAGATTCCAGATGCATGTGAAGTATGTGATAAGAAACTACTAAACACAAACGTCTACAAAGATTACTTTGGGCATTTGTTTAAGGATCTCAGACAACAGGCAATAGATTCAACTGATGATATGGGATATACCACAATGGATCCTGTCAGTTGGGATTATCGATATAGTAATATCTGCAACTTCAAATGTCGTATGTGCGGAGACATGTTGAGTAGTGCGTGGGAAAGCGAAGTTGTAAACAACAATATGGTAGATTTGGACAATCCGCGAAACAATTGGTTACGTCAAGACAACAGACAATTGATCAAAGAGTTTGTCAGCGATACAGTTGTGCCAGAGTTTATGGATTCAATTGAAAACAAATCGATACGTGAGATTTACTGGGTAGGCGGAGAACCTTTACTGTATGATCAGCACTGGACTGCCATGGAAAGAATAATTGAGTTAGGTATTGCTAATCAAGTTAGAGTGCGTTATAATACTAACTTAAGCCAAATTAATTATAAGAAGAGAAACCTTTATGACATTTTGGGTAATTTCAGACATTGGGAGATATGTGCCAGTATTGACGGTACCGGAAGCATTGGTGAGTATATTCGTACCGGGCTTGATTATGATAATTGGTTGCACAATTTTAAGTTGGGTTGTGCGAGCCAGCAGCAACCTAATCAGATGCGCCTTGACTTTACTCTTACTTTACCTGGTATGTGTGAACTGGCAAATATTGTACGTCTCGCTAATGATCTTGGCGTTGGTCTTTTATCAAAGCTTGTATTCTCTTTTAGCGGTGATATTGTTTTAAGTCCACTGGCATTGCCAAGAGACATATTAGAGCCATGGATTGAATCTATACAAGAAGAAATTAAACCCATGATCAATCGTAATACACAGAGTGCGTGGGATCTATTAGAACAACTTAAAACCAGACAGACATTTGAAGAACAATATAATGATCCTGTTGCCATTGCTAGAGGCAAGCAACATTTATTAAAGTTGGAATCAATTCGTAAAGATGCTAAAATAACAATGCAGGATATTCTATCCAATTATGAACCTGCATTGACATGGTGGAATAGCATATGATTACGATGACTGTTAGAGATCCTGTTACCAAACAAGATATGTTGCCAATTTACATTGAACCAAATACAACTGAGCTTGCTACAGATTGGCAAGTGGCATTGTCTAAAGAATTGGCAAAGAACAGTCCACTAGAGAAGAACTATTGTTGGCATGGATGGGCTGACACACAGCGAGATTTACCTTATCTATGCGAGATATTAGATCAACATATCAAACGATTAAATGATAATCTTGAAGGGTATGAGCGTATTGATTATGTAGATGAAGATGAGGTATTTAAAAATCTTCAGATTAATCATGACATTCTAAATAAAGTACATAATCATTTTGAACATCTGCAGGGCACAGTTGGCAATCTTTCTTCTTACTATAAATCAGCCGTACCTGAATTAAAGTATAGCATACGTCAGCTTAATAATCTCTGTCATGAGATTGAGAATCTGTGTCTCAGTATGCGTAAGAAAGCAACTGCACCAGAATGGCAACGTCCCAGTCAGATCACAACATTTCTCAATGCAGAAAGATACAAGCTCAATGATATTCATCGTCAGGGGTTTCTGACTAATGGATATGATCGTAAGTTTGGTTATGTTTATATGCATTGGGCACAGATTGGTAAGACACTGTATGAAGTATTCCGTGACGAGCATGGTGCAGCAGTAACGGATGTTGTATGCGATGCAGTTACGCATCTTGAATACTATAGTGGTGAGTTTGATATCGAGTGGGGGCAGGATGTTGTTTATGGCAATGCTCATCCTTGGCATACTAAGGAAATGGATAGTTTCCGACTGTGGTTAGAAATAAACGGATATAAACACAACGATCCCGCACTCAGCTTGGGCTATCTAGAAATTGGCAAAATCAATCTAATCAAATCGTTTGGCACAGACAACAGAGAAAAGATCTGGGAAATGATGAGCAAGCGACTGGACATCTACAGTATCGAATGTATGGGTAATCGTGCGGTATATGATTACAGTTGGAATGATGATGATTATGAACAACAGCAGATCAAATTCCTAATGCCTGGTTATATGAGCCATGTATGATATCTTTTGGTATACTGATAATTTTGAACTTGTAAAGCAACAGGCTATTGCAAATTGCAAAACTGAATATGCATGGGTATTATGCGAAGCTGTTGATTATAGCAACTTTAATCTGAGATATGTTCCTAATAAACACGAACAGTCTCAATATCATGTATGGGGCAGTCACAATAATGTCAATGCACATACAACATGGTTGTTGCCCATCAATCATGTTAAAACAGCAGACATTAATTATCACAATGAAATCTTGCCTGGAAAATCTATCTCACTTTTAGGATGGGAATGGATTACAGATGACAGGATTGATTATTCAAACTTTAATTTTGATTGGATTCCAGATGGGTGGGATACTGATAAAGAACATTGTTTTACAATGGCAGGCTGTAAGCAACTACACTATACAAAGTTATACAATAAGACTTATAATACAGGAACAAGAAAATATCACCCAAGCGGGTTAACATTCTTAGAAAATGCTGCTCTTGATGAGTGGGTATGGGATATTGATTCAAGAATAGATTATTCAAATTTTGATTTCACATGGCTTCCAGATGAATGGGATATTAATAAGACTCATTATTTCTGCATGGAAGATAAAAAGCAATTAAGTTATACCAGACTACGTAATACAAAAGTTGAGTCAACTGATGATGTATATCATGAGAGCTTTTTAAATTTTACAGAAGAACCAAAGACAATATTTTGGCCTGATTACATAACACACGAACAGCAGTACGAATGGTTATGCAGTCAATATATTGAAGACGAATGGGTATGGGTATGTGACAACAGAATTAATTATGATAATCTAAACAAGCGGTGGCTTCCAGATGCTTGGGATATGGATAAGATACATTGTTTGTTAATGAAGAACAAAAAGCAACTTAGCTACACATGGTTAGTTAATACCAAGACATTAGATAAGAAAGATTTCAAATATCTTAAAAGTTCATTACGATTTGAAAAGAGTATACAAGATAAAGTATACTGGCCGAACTTTGTCACGGAGGTACTCTCAGGATTTGATTGGCAAGATAGTCTTGCTAACTGGGTAATTGCACAAGAGTTAGAAAATGAATGGGTATGGATTGTTGACAGCAGGGTAGACTATGCTGAATTTGATTTCACATGGTTGCCTGATACATGGGATAATCAATTTATCCACTGCTTTGCAATGAAAGATAAGGAAAAACTTAGTTATACATGGCTTGTTAATACAAAGACCATGATGCAAAAGAAGTTCAAATATCATACAAGCAATTTATCATTCAATGACAAAATCACTGATCTTATATTTCTAGATATGGGGTTTGGTAATACAAGTGGCTTTGCAGCAGATAAGAAGATTAGATTTATTGGCAACATGGAATCTGTTGTTCGTAGTTCTGTAAAAAGAGCTGCTTGCGAATGGGCATGGATCTGTTCCACATCATCTGATTATAGTAACTTTAAATTCAATTGGTTGCCAGATTTAGACACATTAGATTATACACACTGTTGGCCCGCACCAAATGAAATTAAAGGTGAAACATTTTTAATTCATATACCAACATTTCTGCGTACAAATGAATTTAAATGGAATTTTGATCACGAAGAGATTGCAAGATATCCGTGGCCTACAATTGTGTATACTGAAGATAATCTAGTAGAAGCAATAAACAACAATGAAAGAAATTCTAGTCTTTATACTCTGTATACAAAGAAAGACATTAGTATAAAATATCTGCCTAATCCTTGCTTGTGGGAAAATCGTCCTGTAGTAGGAATGAACACTTGCAATAGTGCAAGCTTAGTGCCACGTGATTGCATTGTCACAAAAGAAATATACGAATATCCTTACCTTGACAGAGATATTAATGCTGCAACATCTATCAAGTTGGATGTTGTTTTTATTTCCAATGGCGAGAAAGATTCGAGAATAAATGGAAATCGTTGTTTCTTTATTGCGCCACCTGACTTAACTGTTCATCTAAGCGAAAACGTAAACGGCAGACTTAAAGCATATAAAGCAGCCGCTGAACAAAGTTCCAGTGATTGGTTTCTGGCAGTATTTGCCAAATGTTATATGTTAGATGGTTTCCATTATTTTAAATGGCGTCCAGATTATTGGCAACAGCCTAAGCATTATATTTTTCATAACTATAACTTTGATCTTGGATTGACATATGGTCATATGGCTCCAATTGCCTACAATAAAAAACTAATGCTGGAAAATACTGGCGGATTAGATATGACTCTTGCACAGGAACATGCTGTTGTGCCACTTGTTATCAGTGAGACAAGACTTGATGACCCATGGGATACTTGGCGCACTGCATTTAGAGAAACGGTTAAGTTAATGTATTATGCAAAGACTGACAACAGCATCGAACTTGAATATAGACTTGATGCATGGCTTAAAGGCGACGTAGTATGGACCAAAGACAATCTATGGTATGCTCGTGGTGCTGAAGATGCAAAGAATTATTTTGAAAGTGTAGACGGTGAGTTATCTTGGATAATGCTAACGAACGAATGGGATTTTCTTCGTCGTCGATTTAACGTATTATATCCTACAGTGTAGACTTAACAATTTTTACAATCTTATCTACTTCATCGTCGTCTAGATGCCAATGATTAGGTAAACTGATACAGCGACCAGCTAGTTCAGTTGCCTTAGGACAATAGTCATAATAATCTTTAAATGCTTTCATATGATGAAGTGGTTTATCATAATGACTTGCAAATTCAATGTCATTGACAGTAAGTGCAAGTTTCGTTCTATCAACATCAATTGGAGCAATTTCAAAAACATAATTAGTATGAGTACATTCATAATTGCGTTTTGGCATTGGCACAAGCAATTCCAATTGCTGTCGATAATACCAACTGATTTCACTCTTACGACGCATTGCATCATCAAAGCGTTGATATTTGATGTTCAAAACTGCTGCTTGTACAGCATCCATTCTGCAATTAAGACCGGGACGAATAACGTCTCCATCTAGCTTTCCTTGTTGAGTATACTTTTTGAGCACTTCAACATTATAATTCTTACTGACTACTGCCCCAGCATTTCCCATTGCGCCGAGATTTTTAAGTGGATTGAAACTTAATGCTAGACTATCGCAGTAATCAATTTGATGATATCTATCATAGAATATTTCAAAACTTTGAGCAGCATCAACGATTAGTTTAACATGACGTTCATCACATAATGTTTTGAATTTTTTTAGATTGACACCTTGTCCATATAGATCAACAACAATGACAGCAGACATTTTATCGTTATATAAATCTATATATTTCTCAAGTTTATCATAATCCATAAGCCAATGTTCGTCGATGTCAACGCATACAGGATACATGCCTGCTGCACATACTGCATTGGCTGTTGCGACATATGTCATTGCAGGAACAGCAACAATACTATTTCGTGGTAGTTCTGCTGCTAGTAATGCAACAGTTAATGCACTGGTGCCTGAGTTGCATCCTGCAACAGATGCGCCATCATACAACGCACTAACAAGACTTTCAAACTTGAAAACATTTGAATCAGAAAAATATTGTCCGCCTTCTGCAACTTGTGCAATGGCATCCATAATTTCATATTCTTGATCTTCATACTGTTCTTTAAGATTATAGAATTTAATAGACATTTTTATAGGTCTTAATCCAGTTAATATAACTTTCAACGCCCTCTTGAAAATCAACTCGTGGTTGATAGTTTAGTTCTTGACGTGCTTTAGTAATATCCAAAGCACCTCTAACAGGCTGATTTAATTCTGGAGCATCGTATAGAATTAAACTCTTACTTTTTGTTATATCTTTAATCAGTAATGCAGCTTCGCCTAAGCTACGACCTTGTCCTCGTGTAATGTTATATGTTTCATTACGCTGGTGTGTAGTTGTAGCAACTGCAAAGATACCTTTAACTAGATCATTAACATGGGTAAAATCTAAGATGGCGGAAGGATCATTGATCATAATGTTTTCATTTCCAATGGCTGATAATATCCATTTGGCTATTACACGATCAAAACTATCGCCAGGTCCATATACAGCACTGGGTCTGACAATCATATAATCATCATTCATAAGCTTAACTAAAGACTCGCTTTGAGCTTTCAATAATCCATAAAGGTTTACAGGAGCTAAACTTGTATCCTCAATTTGTGGCTGGCATGTAAAATTTCCATATGCCATGCTACTACTAACATGAACAAATTTACAACGTAATGCTTTAGCAACTGATGCTGAACTTAAAGTTCCATTTAAGATACTAGACACTGCGGATTGAGGAGATTCCTCTGCTGTTCTTTGATTTGGAATACCAGCAAGATGTATAATAACATTTGGATATGAATCTTTAATTTTGTTTCTGAAGTCATATTCGTAACGACAATCAAAATTTAAAAATTCACATTTTTTACTCTGAATAGATTCAAGTCTATATTTTGTTAGATGAGTATCTCTGTGTAAACTAAGATCGTCGATAATTTTAACTGACCAATTTTTCTCCAAAAAGAATTTAGCTAAATGGTGGCCAATAAATCCCATGCCACCAGTAATAGCAACAGTTTTCATACAGCCATCTCTGCTTTAATTGTTGAATATGATTGATAGTTGATCATCTTACAATCATCTACAGTAACAGAATACAGGCTATTAACATTGCTAATATCAAGAGTTGGAAAGTCATATGGGTTCCTTGTCAACTGTTCTTCTACAGCATCAATGTGATTCTTATAGATATGAACATCACCAAAAGTTAAAATGAGTTCTCCAACGTCAGCCCCAATCTCTTTTGCAACGAGATGTGTAAACAATGCGTATGAAGCAATGTTAAAAGGCACTCCAAGAAACACATCAGCACTACGTTGATACATCTGACAGCTTAGTTTATTGTTACGTAGATAGAACTGCATAAAAGCATGACAAGGCGGCAGCGCCATACGATCAAGTTCGCCTGGGTTCCAAGCTGAAATAATATGACGACGGCTATTGGGATCTTTAATTAATCCTTCGATGAGGTTCTTGAGCTGATCAGTCTCTGTGAAACTGTAGTTGCCTTTGAAGATGGGACTACGCCAGTTACGCCATTGTACGCCGTAGACTCTACCGAGATCTCCTTCAAATCGTGCGTGGGGAAGCCAGTAATCTGCTGTTGCATTGGCAGACCAAATAGTCTTTTTAGACTGGTCCCTGGTTCCAAACTGAATTTCAGCAAGTCTTCTTTCATCACCTGATCCTTCGATAAACCAAATTAGTTCTGATACAACTGATCGCCACGCCAGCTTCTTTGTTGTAATGGCAGGAAAACCTGCTGCCAAATCGAAACGCAATTGCTCCGCAAAGAGACTTAGCGTTCCTACCCCTGTGCGATCAGTTGTATCAATGCCTGTTGCCAGGATCTTTTTACATAGTTCTAGATAGTTTGATTCTTGCATTTTCTTGCCCAATTAGAGTATATTTTATTACGTCCAAATTCTTCTGTTGTTTTGTTAAACGGCTTTAGATATTCTGCCATATCTAACTTAACGTCGCAATTGTATTCAGACATAAAAGTTGTGAGATTGATTTCTTTAATAAATGGCAAACAACTTAGTAGCAGTTTGGCCCCGCCGATAATCCAAATTGTCTTATCTGGATTATGTTGTTCCAACAGCTCGAGACTTTCTTTAAGCCACGTGCCTGCAATAACTTCATGTGCTTGATTAAAAAGTTTTATATCTTGATTAGTAACAACAACACAAGTTCTATTTGGCAAAGGTTTAGGCATCATAGGATCTAGCCAAGTATTAGATCCCATGACAACAATATCACCTGAGGTAGTAACTTTAAAATGCTTCAAATCTTCTTTATCATGTGGCCAGGGCAGTGAGTTTTGATAACCCATGCCGCCCTGGAGATCTGTTGCAAAAATTGCTTTAATCAACCTAAAAGTCCTCGTGTCTTATTATCTACAGCAGTTGCTAATGCTTCGATATTAATGTGAAAATCTATAGTGTCAATGTCGTCATCAAAGTCGTCCATAAATTCTTGAACTTTGATTTCAATTTCTTTTATTGTTAAACCAAAATTTAACAACTCTACTATATTAAACTCTTTAACTGTTTCGTCAACCATTATGATTGAGATTTCACTTAAAAAGTCCATTGGAATTTCACTTATGTCAGCATCAACTAAGATACTTTCTAGGCGAGCTAACCTTTCGTCTTTCGATTCGGAATTTTTGCTCACGATTCATTATGCAGTTGTTTTGGTATTCTTAATAACAGAATTCTTCTTAACTGCCTTCTTCATGTCAAGAAGTTCACGCTGCATTGCCTGCATAGTTTCCATCATCTGCATCATCAATGCAGTTTGATCTGGTGCAGCAGGCGCTGCTGGAGCCATAGCATATCCTGGATCATTACCAAAATCATCATCGCCATACTGAATATCAACTGCTTCTGAATTCTTAGCTTGATTTCGTGCCTTGTTGGTCTTGATTGGATCTTTGTTCATGCCAAGTTCTGAATCCATCTTTTCCAACTTCTTAACAGCCTGCTCGCCGCGTCCAGCTTCGTTAAGCAACTTATTAAGCTCGTCGAGACGAATTGAACTCTTGCTGTTGGGCTTAACAATAACAGCACTCTGGGCAACACGCTTGATATAATTTTCAGAACTTAGAGCCTGTAGCATATTACTACCATCAGCCATCATACGACGCTGAAGAACATCTCTAAATTCAAAAGCGTTCTGACCTTCTGCTGATTCTAGTACAGCCATAACGTCATCGTGATAACGACTTGGGAGGATATCACTATAAAGTACAGCAGACATATGTTCATCATCGCCTGATAGCTGGCGTTGGATGATGATTACCTTCTTGTTATTGGCCATGCCAACGTGTTTAAAAAATGTCATTGTTATTCTCCGGTCTGTGGGGTGGTTGGTTCTGCCATTCCTGTTGCAGGATTTGGAATTGCTCCATTACTGATCAAGAACGCACGAAGTCTGTCGTATACGGAACCAATGTTACTAAGCTCATCGGCCCTAAAAGCACCACGCTGAGTGCAAGCTTCGTATACCTGAAGCGTAAAAACTAAATCTTGAATACCAAAACCTGTATTTGTTGATTCTGCATTTTCAGTCATATTATTTCCTTTTCGTAAAATATTTACTTAGAATTATATTAGCACAATTAGTTCTTGATATCAATTAACTTCTACAATATGATTGCCTTCGCTTTTCCATTGTTCAATTGTTGTAACCACTGGATCTACTGGAATATCCTTCCACATGAATAGAAAGCCATTTGAACAATCAAATCTTTTAACAAAATTAGTGCTACCTTTACTATAGTCCATAAGCTTATAAAGAAGCCCAATGTTATCATATGCTAGATATGCTGATGGTACTTTTTTCTTATTAAGATAAGTTTCAAACTTTGTAGCAGCGGGTGTATCAAATGATTGTTCGTCAATGTAGATAGCTTTATATCCATTGCCTTCTCCATATAGAAGAAGTACACTATGCAGATCAGTACAGTTAGCTGCTTTCATTGTGCGATCAGCGTAATCTTTATACTCTTGTATCTGCTCATTGATAATAGTTTGACAGTTGCCTGTGAACTCTTGAGAATTTACGTTAGGTCGTCTAACTGGTGTTTCTACAGAGTTTGGGATAATAACTGTCATATCATCAAACTTATAATATTTTTTATTCTTAGATTTTTTTGGGGATTTATTGGTAATCTTTAAGACTTGTCTGCATTTAATATCATATGCAATATTATCAATTTTCAAATCAACAATAGTAGTTGATCCGCCTCTTTTTTCTGTCTTAATGTAAAATGGATTAAGACCGTGCATGATAATATTCTCACCAGTATCGCTATTGGGCAGACTATATGTCCATGACTTTTTGCAATGACCAGCAATATTTGTTGCTACTTCTGCTGTGATAAGTTTGTTCATAAACTATATTTGCATATTGAAATTATATAGTCAATAATAAATGTATGTAAATATTGAGAGGATGTTCAAATGAGTTTTCAAAAGACCGGGTTTACTGTTATAAAAGGGTACTTTGACCCGGCTATTATGAATTTATTTTATCAGTATTGTTCATTACAAGTACAACGTACTGGTTTTAAAAAAGCAAATTCTAGATCATACGATCCAGATTGGGATGGTCGTTTTGGAGATAAAATGGTTGCGAATACTTTTAGTAGATACGCAGATCCATTATGGGAAAGCTTATTAATAACCAGCGTTGCTCCATTAGAACACTGTACTGGCATGTCACTTGTTCCTGGATTCAGTTACTGGCGTTTTTATCAAAAGGGTGATGTCTTAAAGAAACATGCAGATAGACCAGGATGTGAAATCTCTGTTACTATGTGTATTGGGTATGAAGGTGAGAATTGGCCTATTCACGTGGAAACTAACAGTTATACAGGGCCTGTTGTTTTAGAACCTGGGGACATGCTAGTTTATAAAGGCTGCGAAATTCAACACTGGCGTGAACCATTTAATGGAATAAATCAAGCACAAATGTTCATGCATTTAGATAGAGCAGAAAAAGAAAATAACAATTTGTGGGATAACAAGCCAATGCCTGCTATCCCAGTTTCTTATTCGTCAAATTATCTAACTATGTATAAATGATATTATTCTTCATATAAATCATCCTCATTGAATGTTTCCATTGTTTTGGAGTCTGCAATTTGACCTTCAAACTCTGGATTGAGAAAGACTTCTTTACCATTTCTGCCGTCGCCATACCATATATAATATGGATTATCCTCGGATAATATCTCAAATTGATTAGAATAAACCAGTGCAAGCATAGTGAGATCATCTTTAGCAATCTCAATGACATAGCTATTACGGCCACACCCACCTGAGTACATCATACATGGGCCATGCTTGATATCATTGTGCTGTAGTAACCAAAGGAACTCGTTCTTATAACGGAAATGAATTCTAATTGGTAAGGCTGCTTTTAAGCGTTCCTCATCTTCAGCAGTTAAAATATCAATCGAGGCACTGCCGTCTTCAAGTCGCAGTAATGCGTTCTTAAACTTTAATGCACCTTTTGTGCGGACATTAAGTGGAGTTTCTTTAGTTGTCCAAGGAATGTTAGCTTCAACGTGATCGACGTAATACGTCTTGCCCTTGGCCATTATGATCCACATGGGAACAGTGGAGTCTATTAAATGGTGTTTATTAAAATGGAACACCACATCTTTACAAGCAAGTTCAATAATCTATGACATAATTTTCTCCTTACAGTTTTCTTTATTATAATATTTAATTATTAGATAATCAATAAATAAAATGTAGTTCGCGGAGGTGAGATTCCCAACTACTCTATCGCTTGAAGGAGCAACAGCATGTATATTTACTATGTCTACGCATATCTGCGTAAGAAAGATCTTACTCCATATTATATTGGCAAAGGTAGTGGTCGACGAGCCTTTGTTCAACATCATAAAAATGGAAAAGGTATATCTACTCCTAAAGATACTTCGTTAATTGTCTTCTTAGAAACTAATCTAAGTGATATAGGCGCATTGGCTTTAGAAAGACGTATGATACTTTGGTATGGTAGAAAAGATTTAGGAACAGGTATTCTTCGTAATAGAACAGATGGTGGCGACGGTGGAAGTGGCTTTAAAAGAAGCAAACCAATGTCGATGGAAACTCGAAAATTAATAGGATCATACCATAAAAATAAAATAGAAACTACAGAAACAAAACTTAAAAAATCATTATCTCATACTGGTAAAAAACACTCAAATGAGACATTAAAAAAATTGTCAGATAATTCAGGTAGAGCTATAACTATTTCATTTAATGGAAAAATTTATAGAAGAATGAAAGATGCTGCAAAAGAAATATTTCCTAATTTACCGTTGTATACTGCAATTAGGAGATTAAAAAAATTAAATATTGGCGCCTCTGGGGGGAATTGAACCCCCACTTACAGTTTTAGAGTCTGTTAGCTCTCCACGAGCACAGAGGCTTATTATATTAGTCGTTCTCGTAATAAGCGTGACGACCAAATGGTGGTTCGATAGTTTTGTTGCTTTTATTGTTTATGATCCAAACAGTATCGCAATAGTTCTCGTCACCCCATTCACCCCAAATCTCACCGTCAGTGAAGACGATCAGTAGTTTAGGGCTAATGTCATTGTCCTTCATGAATTCCCAGTTAACAGTAGGATCAGTACCTCCATACCCTGCAATTTCATATTCCATTAGATCGTCTGAACCATGTGGAGTAAAAGTCTGAGGATTATGCACTGAAGTATCCCAACACCAAATGTTCAATTTGTAATCACTGAACGTATTCATAATGCCTTGAACTTCACTAAAGAAGTCACGTGCCATATCATCAGTGATAGAGCCACTGGTATCCAATGCAATACAAACATCGATTGAATCTTGCTTCAACATACTGGGAAGAACAAAACCCTGACTAAACTGTTTCTTATTAGGAACAGTCCATGTGTAGTCGTTTTTAACAGTACTTTGAATCTGCTGCTGAATAAATTCACGCCAATCAATCTTAGGTTCAGTGAGATCCTTAAGTAGACGTTTGAGCCCGCTGGGAACATTACCGGCACCAGCTGCTTGTGCGGCACTGAGCATTGCTTCTTTGAATTCATCTTTGATCTGTTGACGTTCAGCATCGCTTAGCTTAGGACGACCGTTGCCATTTTTGTCTCCATCCTTGCCCTCACCTTCGCTATCATCTGCATCGAGATGGTCGTCGAGTACCATTTCAGCAAGTTCGTCGAGGGTAACTTCTTTGACATTCTTCATAAGATCGTCATAAACAGCTTCCCATGTCCAGCCTTCATACTTGCGATCATAAAGCAGAGGAACCTGCGTAATACGTTCGCCCAATGCATTATTGATGCAGTCGGCATTAACAACATAATCCATTGCGATATTACAGATTTTACGATTGCGTGAACCTGTGCGACCAATATGATCATAAGCTGCATGTAGCAATTCGTGACAGAATAGAAACATCATCTGACGAGTGCTAAGTGAAGTGACGAACTTGCTATTGTAATAAAAATGACGTCCATCAGTTGCAGCAGTTTCAAGCCAACTGTCAGCAGCAATAAGTTTCAAACGCATAGCAAGATTGCCAAAAAATCCGTGTCTAAGCACAAGTGCTACACGAGCGCCCAAAATAGCTTCTCGAGCTTTGGCGTCCAAAATTGGATCAAAATCTTTAGTAATATAGCTTTTATTTTTGAACTTTTTTGGTGCAGTAGTGGGCAATTTGGACATAGTCGGCTCCTTTGCTATGTTTGTATAATAGCAGAATGTAAGATATTGTCAAGCGGTTATTTTAGGGTAAATATTAGTATGACAATATCGATTGGCAGCGGAATAACTATTGGTAATGGAATCAGTTTGGATGTTGCCTCTGCTTCCATTGGTGCTATTGTAACATCTGGATTAATACTAAATTTAGATGCTGGAAATGCCTCAAGTTATCCAGGAACTGGCACAACTTGGACAGATATATCAGGTAGTGGATACACAGGTTCTATGGGCACCGGTGTTACTTATAGTTCAAGCTACGGCGGCGTAATGACATTTAGTGGTGCAACAACCGCGTTTGTTACAATGGTAGCAAGTGGTTTAGCTAGTTTGACCAACAACTTCACTGTTGAAGCTTGGTATCAAAGTAATTTCGGCAATCCTTATTATCGTCCGGAAATATTAGCAAACAATAGTGGCAGCAATGGATTTGTATTCGGATATTTCGCATCCGTGGGAAATTATACAAACTGGAAAGTTACCAAATATAATGTTATTGACCTTTATGTAGGATCAATTCCACAAAATACATCATGGCATCAAGCTGTGTTAACTTATTCTAGCACGACTGGCACAAGCATATACATTGATGGAAGTTTAACTGGTAATAATTCTAATGCAACTAACTTAAATGTTGGAACTTCAACTTTTGGCATTGGAAAAGGCGAAAGCACCACTTATATGCATAATGGAAGTATTGGAATAGTTCGGTGGTATAATACTCCATTATCTGCAACTTCAGTTTTGCAAAATTTCACAGCGACAAGAAGTAGATACGGAATATAACTATTCTAACGGTAAATATATTAAAGACTATTGATACTTTGATAGGGGATAAATAGAGCTATGACAACAAATTTAACCACTGGATATCGCGGAAGTTCACCAATGCCACAGAGAGTACGCGATGTACTTGGCAGACTAAAAGTAAGCGTACATCAAAACGTGTATGAAGCTGACTTTGAATACGGCCCGCAACCATTGCGTTGGGAACAGTTAATTCAAACCGCTGATGGAGTTAGTGGTATTCAGCAAATACCAAGTTCGGGTGGAGTACGTATGCGTGTTGGCACAGCAGCAGGCGATATAACAATTCGTCAAAGTCGTCCTTATCACAGATATCAGCCAGGCAAGACAATGTTCATGGCTACTGGTTTAAACTTTGGTACAGCATTAGCAGGAAACGTACAGCGTGTTGGATTTTTTGATGATTCAAATGGTGTTTTCTTTGAGCAAGGTGTTGCAACTACTACTAATCCATATGGCATGTATGTAGTTGTACGTACTGATGTTGGTGGAGTTGTAAGCGAAACTCGTACAGGATTAGATAGTTGGAATGGTGATCAAGCAATTATTTCCACATTAAATTTTTCCCGTATTCAAATGTTTTGGATTGAATATGCATGGTATGGTGCAGGCGCAACTCGTTTTGGTTTTTGGATTGATGGCGAGCCTGTAATTGCACATCAAATCGGTTGGGGTAACTATTCAAGCTCAACTAATGCGGGGCAGACTACCCCATGGGCACGTACAGGTAACTTACCGGTTCGTTATGAGCAGCGTAATTTAACAGGCACTACAGCTACCAATGACATGTATCATTATGGGGTGTCAGTTATTGTTGAAGGTCAACGTGATGAACAGCGTGGTTTCACTTATTCTTACGGACTGCCAAATACTGCTCCTACAGTAACATTAACAGCACCTAAAACTCGTGCTCCTGTATTAAGTGTACGTGGTCGTCAAATGGGTACACAGGAATTTGGTAACATTTATGGTCGTTATGATGTTAGTATTGCTCCAAATGGCGGCGGAACATTTGCCAGTGCATTTGTTGGAAGTATCAGTGGCACAACATTAACAGTTTCGTCTACAACTTCAGGAACTATTGCAATTGGTACTACATTAACAGGATTAGGTGTTGCACCATTTACTGTTATTACAGCTGGTTCGGGTAGTACTTGGACAGTAAGTCCAAGTCAAACTATTCCTGCAGGTACAACATTTACAGGCGGCGGCCAATATTTTACATATGGCAGTGCTCAGTTTCCTAGTATAAATGCTTTCCAAGGTCGTCAAATTTATTTCCCTAACAACGGAAATATAATTACTCAAACTACAAGCTCAAGTGGTGCTGCTGGTTCTACTACTATAACTGTTAACACTTCTAACATTTTTCCAGGAGCAGTTGTAACCGGCACTGGAATAAATGGAAATAATATAACAACATATGTCACTGCTATTAATACTGTTGCTGGTACTGTTACTATTAGTAATCCATTGACTAGTACGATTGCAAGTTCTAATTTAACTTATACAACTACATTTGGTTCGGGTGGAATGGGGCGTGTTGTTTATAATACAACTACAGCAATTTACTTCTGTGATCCGGTAACACAATCTACCCCATCTGGAATTAGTACACTAACTACTGCTTTATCAGCAACTTATGCTAGTGGCGGCGCAAGTGGTTCTTATACTGTTGTAGTTGGTTCAATTGGCAGCGTAGCTGTTGGACAAAGCATTACAGGAACAAACATTGCACCCGGTACTCAAGTATCTTCTATCAGCAGTAATACAATTACAATGACATTGCCGACAGTAGGACAAGTTTCTGGAACATTAACATTTAATACAGGATATGTAATTGGTCTTTCCAATCGTGGGCAACTATTACCTAAACGATTAATGATTTCACAAAGTGCTAATACACAGGTACTAGTTGAAGTTATTGCAAGCACCCCAACTAATCCTATCATATTAACAGGTGCAAACTTCAATGCATTGCAGTATTTAGGATCTCAAAATAGCTTTGCTGAACGTGATACAACTGCTACTGCAATGACAGGCGGTGAAGTTGTATTTGCATTTGTTCTATCATCAGGATCAGGTGTTCAAGATATTGATTTTGGATATTTCTTTCCATTGTACAATAACATTCGTGGTAATGGTATAGATATTCTAACAGTGGCCGTTAGTGTTCCTTCAGGAACTAATCCTATTGTAGGATGTAATCTAATTTGCCAGGAAGCAATGAGTTAATAGAATAATAGGAATTAAAATGAATCCACAAGATCTCATCAGAAGCATAATGACAGCATTGGACAATATTGGTTCTGATGAGAAGCCAGCAATGGGAGAACCAGAAGCTGAGCCACAACATGACGGCGGAATTGGAACCGTTGAAGTTCCAACTAATGCTGTATTAGTTCCAGTTAAAGTTGATAATAAATCATCTACAGACGGGACCGCTGTTAAAGGAATGTTTCCAGCACCAGAACATGCTAAATCAGAAGAACCAGAAGCTGATTGCGGTTGCAGTGGATCCAGTACACCTGATGCCCCAGATGAATTAGAATTGATTAAGAGAGCAGCAGGAATATCTCGCCCGCCGGAACAATAATTGTTATAAATATTGTAATAAGGTGAGATTATGAGGGCTGCGGAGTTTATTCAAAAACTTGTTAAAATGGTTGATGCAATGGAAAAACAATCTGTTGCTCCACAGCCTGCTCCTCCACAACAGATTGTTATTAACATTAATGGAGGCACTGCTTCGGTAAATGATAATGCAATTAAGACAAGTGGCGAACCTGTAGTTGACCCAGCTGACAGAAAAGGTTCAGATGGTAAGACTAAATGGACTCCGCCATTACAACAACATTTAGACACAGTTAAGACCAGTGTAGCAACACAAGATCAACCAAATGATGAGGTTATTTCAACGAATCCCGTAATGCCTGGGAGGTAATAAATGTCATCGTTCTTTCAAGAACTTTTCACCAGTAGAAAAAATTATGAGAATGGTGATACATTTGTAGGCCAAGCTGATCGTCTATGGTACGAGCCAGTAACAAATTCTATTAGAATAAGTGATGGTGTTACCCCTGGCGGTCAGATTGTTGCTAGTGGTTTATATTATGATACTAATACAGGTAATTTAAGATATTATGATCCTGCTACACAACAGATAGTTGATGTTGTTATATCAGGTGGCGGTGGCGGTGGCGGTGGTGGAGTTCAAGCAAATTGGACACAGACTGCGACTGGCGCTCCTGACTATATTAAAAATAAACCAAATTTAAGCATATATGCTGTTAAGGCTAACTTATCAACCGTTGCCACAAGTGGTAGCTATAACGATCTTTTAAATTTACCAGCACTATTCTCAGGTAGCTATAATGATCTAAGCAATAAACCAGATTTAAGCATATATGCTCGATCAGCAAATTTATCAACCGTTGCTACAAGTGGTAGCTATAATGATCTAAGCAATAAACCAGATTTAAGCATATATGCTCGGTCAGCAAATTTATCAGTTGTTGCTACTACCGGCAATTACAATGATCTAAGTAATAAGCCGACTTTATTCTCCGGCAACTATACTGACTTAACTAATAAGCCATATCTATTCTCAGGAGCATATGCAGATCTATCAGGTAAGCCTAATCTAAGCATATATGCTCAGTCAGCTACCTTATCTACAATTGCTACTTCTGGTAGTTATAATGATCTAATAAACAAACCATTCATACCTAATAAGCTAACTGATCTGGGTATATTGGACGGATCATATGGGCAGTCTCTAGTAACAGATGGAGCAGGCAATTTTTCTTTTGCTAGTATTTCCGGTGGAGGAAGTGGTGCTGGATCAGTTACGGTCAATAGCATATATGCAAATGGTCAAGCTAATGTTCACGTTGGTTTAGTTACTACTATAAACTTTGATGAGAGCACAGGTTTTCATGTAACCAATCAGAGTGGCGGTAATGTTAAAGTTTCTTTGGGCAGTTCTTTTGCTACATGGTATGTTTCTGGGCAGCCGACACTAGCTGCATCAGGTGATGATAGCTTAAGCATCATTGCCGGTAACAACATTGTATTAACTTCTAATAATACACCAGGATCAAAATCATTAAAGATAGATGCAAATCTAAGCACATATGCCTTAACAAGTAGCTTATCTAATGTGGCTATAAGTGGTAGCTATAACGATTTAAGCAATAAACCAACACTATTCTCAGGTAACTACAACGATTTAAGTAATAAGCCAACACTATTCTCTGGTAGCTATAATGATCTAACTGACAAGCCAAATCTTGCTAATGTTGCTACGTCCGGTAGTTATAACGATCTAAGCAATAAGCCAAATTTAAGTGTATATGCTTTATCATCTAACTTATCGAATGTTGCTGTTTCCGGTAGTTATAACGATTTAATAAACATCCCGCCAACTGCTGCATATCTTAATGCCAATAGTAATTCTGGATTGGCAAATGTAAGTCTCTTGCATGACATTATAAATTTTATTGGTACTAGCCCTATTAGTACTAGCATAACACAAGTTGGCAATAATGTATTCGTGCAAACATCTGTTGCAAATGCAACTACAAATTCTGTCGGCGTTGCATCATTTGATCCAGTTAAATTTACAGTAAACAATGGATTTGTAAGCACTAACCCAAGTGGAATTAGTAATAGTGATTTAGCTAACTCTAGTATTACTATAGGGTCTACAACTGTAAATCTTGGCAGTAGTATTAGTTCTTTTAGTGGAATTAATTCTCTACAAGTTGATACTATAGTAGCTAATAATTTTACCGGCACAAATGTTTATGCAGCACAAATTGGTAATGTTGGCACTATTTTAACTGGTACACTGACTCATTCTACTCAGAATAATATTGATGTTATGTCTGGATTAACCAGTTTTGGTACATTAGGAGTTACTACTACAGCACAAGGCAACTTAAATATTGTAGGTAATTTAAATGTAACTGGTAATATTACTACAACTGGTAATGTTTATAATGTTACCATTACAGGCAACAGTGGTCAATTTTTTGGTGATATATCAGGTTTCAATGCACTATATGCAGGTATTGGAACAGGGTACTTCATTGAACCACAAATGGCAATGCAGATCAGCACTAACTTTAATGGTTATGCTGGTGTTAATATGCAGAATATTAATGGCGGCCCACTTGCATCAACTGATACATTTTGGACTCCTGATAACGGATCGGCAGCTGATACATTTTTAGACATCGGCATAGCAAGCAGTAACTACAGCTATCCTGGCTACAGTATAATTAAACCGAACGATGCTTATATTATTGCTTACGGCAATACTGTAACCAATGGCGGAAATTTAATTGTTAATACTGGATTAAAGAATGATATTATCTTTGCCACCAATGGATCTGCTCCTGCAAATGAAGTCATGCGTATTACTGGAGCCAATGTAGTTAATATCAAATCTACAGTAATCAGTACAAATACGAACTCTGGTGCATTAGTTGTTGCAGGCGGCGTTGGTATAGGTGATGGATTAAATATTACTAATAATGCTAATGTTGGCGGAAATTTATATGTTGGCGGTATTATTCCTACAGGTACTTGGCAAGCAAATACAATAAATTCACATTTTGGTGGTACTGGAATCACTTCATACAGTCCATATGATTTATTAATTGGTAATGTAGATACTACACTACATACTTTAGGTTTAGGCACAGCAGGCCAATTTTTGCAAGTAAATTCATCAGGTACTGCTTTGGTATATGCTAGTTTGGATGGTGGTACATTTTAATTAATAAATATCATAATGTCTAGTCTTATCCAATTAAAACGAACTGCAACACCTGGCAATGTTCCTATCACTGGTAATTTGTCTTATGGTGAAGTAGCACTTAACATCACTGATGGTAAGTTATTTTTTAAAAAAACTATCGGCGGTGTTGACAGCATAGTAACACTACAACAATTAAATGCGGGTACTGGTGTTACATTTGATGCAAATGGTAATATTAATGTTGGGCAAAATATTGCAACAACGTCAACACCTACTTTTGCTGGTATTACAATTAGCCCAACTGGATATCCTAATAGTTTATCAGTTAACAGTATTGGCAATGTAAGTGTAGCTAATACTTTAAATCTATTTGGAAACGTAAATGTAACAAACAATATAAGTTTACTTGGCTCTGTCACTGACAGTGTTAATTCAACTGGTACCAATGGACAAGTTTTAACAGCAACAAGTTCCGGTGTTGCTTGGCAAACCAGTGCTGCTACTTCAGCAACAGCTTCATTATTAAAAACATTTAATATACTTGGAGATTTTGGATTGTTGATAGGTACGGCGAGATATATTCCTATTCAGCAGGATACTATTAGAACTGTTGTAATGCAAGTATCTAAAGTTGTACAACAGGATCTTATGGTTGGATTATATAGAAACAGTTCATTTCTACAATTTTTTACTATACCATCTGGGCAAAATTATGCCAAATATAATGGATTAACTTATATCATACAAGCAAACGAATCATATACTGTTAATGTTGTAGCAGGTTCTGCATCTAATCTTTCTATGGCATTTTATAATATCAATATATAAATCTATTCCTGATATAAATACATTTAACAAACAGCAATCTGTCTGAGGAGATTTTTTTAATGGCAACGCTTAACGAACTTGGAAGAAATAGTTCTTCAGTAACATATGGTCCCTATTCAACTGGACAGGACTTATTTCCAACATTACAAGCAGTAGATACATGGTTTAGAAACGATACATGGCAAGGTACTGCTGTTGCTTCCAGCTTAACATTAACTGGAACTGGTACAATTTGGACTACACAGGCACGTTCAGGCGATTATATCATCGTAGCAGGACAACAACGTATTGTTAACACTGTTACTTCTGATACTTCAATGACTGTTACTGTTGCCTTTAACCCAGCAATTACTACTCCAAGTACAATTAGGGTTGTAAGCAGTTTCCAAGCAACACAAACAGCAGGATATGTAAGTACTATTGTTAGAGGTGCTACCAACGGTACTGTTGCTGTTACTAGTGGATCTTCGACAATTACTGGAACTGGTACATACTTCTTATCAGACGCTACTAACTCAATTGCCACTGTTGGTTTAACTGGTACTGGTACAGTTACGGTTGCTATTGATACCTCAGGTAACATTACAGGTACTAACAGTCAGTTTGTTACTGGTGCAGGTACTAACGCTGGTTTATATCCTGGTGATAGCATTGCGGTTACTCTAACAAACGGTGCAGTTCATTATTATGTAATTGCCACTGTAGGTAGTGATACTACTGCTACTGTAACTGTTCCGCCAACTATTGCTATTTCAGGTGCATCGATTGCCAAAGCAACCAACGGTGTAATTGGTCGTTCAGTCAATATTAACGGTCGTATGAGAACTATTACAGCTATTGCAAGTAATACTTCAATGACTGTTAATACTGCAATGGATTTCACTGATTCAAACTTGCGTTATAAAGTTTACCCACGTGGTACAATTTCAAATGCTTCTGCTGCTGGTGGTACATTATATGGTTCTACTTCATTAACTAGTTCTAACAGTACTACATTAGCAATTGCTGGTACAGTTACAGGTTTTGTATTACCAGGTTCTACTATTTGGTTACCTCTTAGCTCCTCAGGTACTGTTCCTGCTGGTACTACTATTGTTAACCAACAGTTTGCTGCAACTGCTACTGTTAATAATACAGCAGTAGCTGGTACAACTGGTACTAACGTATTAACTACTTCAGGTACACAAACTGGTACTATTTCAGTTGGACAAATAGTAACTGGTAACGGCGCTGCTGTTTCAGGTGTTGCTGCTGGTACATATGTTGTTGGTATTACAGGTACTACTCCAAACTTTACAATTACACTAAGTCAGAACTTAACTAATACTGTTTCTGGTACAGTTTATTTTGCTACACCAGGCGGTGCTGGTACTTACACTACTAACAATGCCACAACTACTACTGCAACAACTGCATATTTTAGTTCTCTACAAGGAACTGGTACTAACTTCTTTTGGGATTTAGGTATCAATAATATTACTTCGGGTACTAATACTGCATACATGTATCAAACTAGTCAGTTAGATCAAGTTTGGTTTGGCGACGAAGTTAGAACTTTGAACTTCAGTAGTTTCTCAGGAACTATTAATACTGCCGGTGCTGCTTCTATCAACGCTTATACTACAGACTATGTTGGTTACAGTGGTACTGCAATTGGCAATTTACGTCAAACTGTTTTTGGTATTCCATTTAAGCGTGAAGATTCTTATATCAACGGTAATATCTATGGTACTACTACTGCTTTCTTATCAGATCTACGTGTAGGCGACGACCTAATCATTGACGGTACAGAATGCACAGTATCTCAGATTGTTAGCAATACACAGTTTAAAGTTAACATTGATTTCACTCACACTACAGCAGCTAACTCAGGCGCTGCTGCTACTGCATCTACAACTTATTCAAGTGGTGGTGCTCCTGCTGCAACAACATTTGTTGTTTCTAGTGCTTCCAACATTGCTATCGGTCAGCTAGTAACAGGCCCAGGTCTTCCACAGGGTACATATGTAACTAACGTAGCTTCAACTACTATCACCGTAAGCAATGCTTTCTTAATTCAGGCAACTGGTACATATAACTTCTATAACGGCACAAGCTTTTACAAGAAATTAAAACTACATGGTTATTCACTTGAAGGAACTCGTGAAGGCGGTGTTGGTATTCCACTTGCTGCAAACGCTACTGTTTCTTCTGCCTCTGCTATTACAACTACACTTTATTTGAACGCTGCACCATCAGCCAACGTATATCCAGGTATGCAAGTTCTTCCATCTACTGTAGGTGCTAACTCTACTGCTGTAACTGGTCTTACATACATCACTAACCAACAGTTTGGTAACGCTGCTTCGATCACCGGTGTTACAACTGGTTCCACAACATTAGTTGGTACAAACGTGCTTAATTTGACTTTCTCTCCTGCTAACGTAGCAGTAGGTATGCTTGTACAAAGTGCTACTACCGGTCCACTAACATATGGCCCTAACTCAACTTATGTAACAGCAGTTAATACTACTGCAGGTGCTAATACAGTAACTCTCAGTAATAACATTACAACACAGGTTCCTGCAAGTACAACATTTTACTTTATTGCGCCAGGTGGCCAGGGTGCTTACACTACATCAGCTGCAACAACACTTGCTACTGCTGCAACTAGCTTTTATACTCCAAGCACCGGTAAGTTTACACAGGCTACTACAATTGCTACTACCAATGGTACTGTATACCCAATTGGTACTAACTCATTGACAGTTGCTGCCGCAGCAGTATCAGGACCGCAGTATAACTTTGTTAAAATCAGTGGTGCTGGTGGACCTCCTCAGGTACTGAGTGGACAGGTAACTTATGTTAATACTGTTGTAAACGGCGTTAACACATTGTTCACTAGCCAGTTACATGTTGGTGCTGAAATTGTTGTAGCAGGACAATATTTGACTGTAGTTAATATTGTCAGTGATACTCAGTTATACGTAGCACAGCCTTCAATTACCGCTGCTGCGGTAATTGCTTCTCCAACTCCAATTTATAGAAGTGTGCCTCTTTATACCTATGTATATTCAGGTTCCACTACAATTACACTACCTCCAGGTGTAACTCTTAAGAATAATCTATATACTAATACTGCTAATCCGCCAATGGTTTATTATCCACAAACCGGTGCAGATTTCTTAGAGTACGTGTATAGTGCTCCAAATTACAATGCAGAACAGGGAACAACAACCTTACTAAACACTTCGATTGATCGTAAGTATGTTGCTTTCCGTATTTGGCCGTTGTTCCAGAGCACTAGCTTATCTCCAACTAACACTAGTACTATTACAACTGCATTTGGCGCATATGCAACTCCAGTTTATGAGCGTTGGGCTGCTTCTTATGCTCAATCACATGGTGTTGGTATTAATCAAGCAGATTTGAGTGGTGGTACGATGGTTTGGGGTTATCAGTCAACTACTCAGTTAAGTGTTACTATGCCAGTGGCAGGATCACTTACAGCACAGATGTCCGTACAAGGTGGTACCACTGGTTACCCACAAACAATGAGCTTGTTAGGTGTTGTGGGTACTGAAGGATTATCAAACACTACATATAGCGGTATGTCTTATTCAGGTACTTTTGGATCTAACGCTGCTCCAGCTGCATTTGCTGCTTCATTGTATGGTGTTTATGACATTACAACAATGACACAAACTACTGGTGGAACATTGTTCTTGTTTGGTAATAAGCGTTACTTTGGAATTCAAGGAAGAAGTGCTGCTAACATACAGACACAATGGGTTGGATGTTTAGAATTTGAAAGAGCACAACCAGAAGACGCAAGTACAGGTACAATTTCTGGTACAGGTATCACATTTGGTGGCCAGATTTATGGTGGTGCTCAGTTGGCACAAGGTGCTCAACCTCCAACCACTTTACTTCCTGGCTTCTCACAGGTATTACAGTATACCGGTGGTGTTGCCCCATGGCCATGCTTTGCCTACTTTAATGGTAATAGAATGCCAACTGGTGCTCAACAAATTCCAACACTTCCGCAGTTGGGTGTTGCCAACTATCCAGTACATGGATGTGTATTATCGGTCCCACGAGTTCGTAACTCAACTGGCGACTTGGTTGGATTTAATGCTCACATTTATTCATCATTGACAATTACAACAGGTCGTTGGGGCCATATGATGGAATTTGGAAATTATGGCGGATCTTATAACCCAGCATATCTTGGTACTTCGCCAACTGTTACATCAAGCACATTAACTAATACGATTAATACACTTCCACAACCACACATGGGGCAAATTGTACCAGTTTATACCAACGTATATAACGCAAAACGCTTTATGTTTAGTCCAGTTGTTGTATTAGGTCCGGCATATGATCCAGACGTTCGCGGTCGTATATATGGGTTGAAAGTATTGCCAAGTGCATTAGGAACATTGATGGATACTGTGAGTATTACAGTTGATTCTAACTATTTCTATAACACTAGCTTCTCAGCCGCTGATCACTGGGTATTAACTACTCCTCCAAACTTACAGGTATCTACTATTGTTAACCCTGGGCAGTGGGGTGTGTTCACTACACGCTTTACACTTACTCAGAATACTTCGCAGGTACAGCAATCTTGGAGAAGTTTAGAAGACGTTAGTACACAGGCAACAAGTACTGCAACTACATTCCTAAACAACTTCCGTTTTGCGTTCCCTGCTTAATTGAAGAAATATCTAACGAAAATGGCTACTTTAATTAGTAGCCATTTTTTTAGGTAAATATTCATATGCCAGTAACCGTATTTCCAGCCCCAGGAGCAGATCCGACTACTGTACAGTGGAATCTGTACAGTAATGCTACTACCGCTAATAGTTCTGCATCTACAGTAACAATAATTGGTACAACTGATTATCGATGGGTTGGATTAACTCCAATAGTTAATAGTGGCATTGGAAATTTTGCTAACAATACTATTATTACTTCTATCGCAAATAGTAGTGCGTTTACAGTTAATCTTATACCAACAGTTGCATTGTCTAGTGCTAATATTTCAATTGTAATGGGAAATACACAAGTTGTTTCTGATAATAGTAGAACCATTGGAAAATTACGTTCTGCAATAACAGTTAGAACTCCGACAGCTAATTCATCTTATTATAATACTATTGGTCTTTCAAATTTCAATAATAGTTATTGGACATATTTTAATAACTCAAATCGTGTAGCAGTAGGTACTACAAACCCAAGAAATAATATTTCAGCATCATCAATTGCACCGCAAATAGTAAGTGGGTCAAATACAGTAATTGGAGTATTCAAAACAGCAATTACTCCTCCTCCGATAGTTGGAGATTATGTATTAATAACTGACACTATCACTGGTTATCAAGCATTAGCATCAATATCTGCTATTAGTAGTTCGTTTGCTAGTCCAATAACTGTTCCACAAAGTCAACAATTAGTATCATCGTCTGGTGTAGGAACATTTACAGTTCCAGCTAACGTCTATAGTATTTCAGTTGTTTCTGTTGGTAGTGGTGGTACTGGATATCAAGGTCCAAACGCAACAAATGCACCAGGTGGTGGCGGCGGCGGCGGCGGTACTGGATATAAAAATAATATCGCAGTGACTCCAGGATCTTCAATTAGATATAGTGTTGCTGCGACTTCTACAGATACTGTTGTTAGTAGTTCAGTTAATGGCAACGATACTTTTATATATACTAACAGTTATACAGGCACTGTTCTTACTGCTACTGCTAATATTGTTTTACCCAATGTTATTGGGTTAGTAGTTGGTATGCCAATATATTTTACAAATGTTATAACCGGTGGAAATATTTTAGCAAATACCGATTATTGGATCACTAGTATTATCGGTAATACAATACAAATGAGCACTACAAATTATGGAAGTGCAGCAAGTTTTGGGGCCGCTGGTTCTGGAATAACTACTTATTGGTATGCTACTGTAGTTGGAAAAGGCGGCCGCGGCGGCGGCAATCCTACAGGTGG